CTCACTACACATTCGGTCATCGTGTTCCATGCGTTCGTAGATGAAACCTGAACAGAAGGGCTTCCCCAATGGCCAAGCCGATTACACTTCCATATTCAAAAATGCTGATCCTGATCGGCGACGGTGCCACGCCGACCGAAGTGTTCGAAGCACCGTGCGGGTTGACTAGCAAAGGGTTCGACCTGAACGCGGCGTCGAACGACGTGCTGGTGCCGGACTGCGACGACCCTGAAGCGCCAGCGTGGCTTGAACGCGCAACCCGGTCGCTGTCGGGACAGATCACCGGCAACGGCATCCTGGCGGTCGAGAGTTTCGACCTGTGGCGTGATTGGGCGCTGTCCGGCTTGCCTAAGAACGCGCGCGTGCAACTCGAAGGAACCGGGCTCGGTTATTACGCCGGGTCGTTCCTGCTGACAAAGTTCACGCTGTCGGCCGCGCTCGGCGACAAGGTACAAACTGACATCACGCTAGACAGCGACGGGCAGATTATCTGGACGGCAGTCCCGTGAGCGGCGACGGTTCAATCATGCTGACTTGGGCGGGCGAGGAACGCCGGTTCCGCCTTGCCATCGGGCAACTACGCGAACTGCAAGAGTCCATCAACCGCAACCGGCCGGTTCCGGTCGGGCCGTGGTCGTTGTACCAAATGATATCGCGCGGCGATGCGTGGATGGACGATCTGCGCGAGGTGATCCGGCTTGGCCTGATCGGCGGCGGCACGCCGTCGCATATGGTTCCCGGTCTCGTCAAACGCTACGTCGAGGAGCGGCCGCTGTTCGAGTCGGTGCCGACGGCGCAGGCGGTGCTCGGGTGTGCATTGTTGGGCGACGTGACCGATCAGGTAGGAAAAAAAACAGAAGTGGAGACTCCAGCGACGTCATCAAGTTTTCAATCATCTACGGAACCGGTGCAGCAATCGGATTCACTCCGCAACACGTCGACCAATGCTCACTCTGGCAATTCGCTGCATGCGTCGAGGGATACAACCGCGCCAACGGTGGCGAGTCCAATCCCGACGCAATGACGCCGGACGAATTCGATCAGTTGCTAGCTGACCGCTACGATTTCATATCAACGGTGCATTGATGGCAGATACCGCCGCGCTGGTCGTTGCGCTCTCGGCGCAATTGACCAAGTTCGAAAAGGACATGAACGACGCGGTCGGCATCGCTGCGCGTGGTGCCAAGCGTATCGAGGACACGTTTGCGCAGGCGAACCCATTCGCCGGGCTCGGTCGCGCGTTGGGCGCGTTGGGGATCGCAACCGGGGTCGAGCAAGCCGTCGAGCAAATTCAGAAGTTGATCGAGGCGACCGCCAAGCTCGGCGACCAAGCCGAAATCGTCGGGCTGACCACGCAGCAATTTCAGGCGTTGCGGTTCGCCATCGTGCAGACCGGCGGCAGCGTGCAGTCGGCCGATAGTTTCATGGACCGGTTCGCAACCAAGGTGTCAGAAGCCGGGCAAGGCTTGGGCGAGTTGGCCAAGGTGTTCCGGGTCAACAACACCGCAATCAAAGATGCGGAAGGAAACCTGCTCTCGACGCAAACGCTGCTGCTGAAATATGCCGACCTAGTCAAGAACGCCGCGACCGCGCAAGACAAGATGAATCTTGCGGTCTTGGTCGGCGGTCGGCAAGCCGGTCCGGCATTGGTGCAGACCTTGCAAGAGGGTTCGGAGGGATTGCGCAAGTCGGCGCTGGAAGCGGAAAAGCTCGGCGTCGTGCTCGACGATAATCTGATCAAGCGCGCGCAGGAAATCAATACGCAATGGCAGACGCTGAAACTGCAATTATCGACCACGTTCGCCGAGCTGGCGGTGTCGATGGCGCAAGGATTCCGCGAAGCAATCGAGGAATCCGGCGTAAACGATTTTCTGAAAAACATCTTTGACGCCATCGGGCTTATTCCCAAGATCGGCAGCGGCAAGACGAGGGCGGATGAAATCGCGCGCGAGGGCGGCGAGCCGTTAAAGGTCACGGTTCCCGGCGCTGCCACCAAGCTGCCCGACGTGGGGGCCGACGAATTCGCCAAGTTGCTCGAGCAGCAACGCCGCCGCCGGGAGCTGCTCGACGCCGAAGCCAAAACCATCGGCTTGACGGCGGGCGAAACCGAAAAGCTGAAAACGCAAATCCTGTTAGAGAGTCAGGCGCGCCAGCAAAACATTCCGCTGACCGATGCGCGCAAAACCGCGATCACCGCTGAGGCGGCGGCGATGGGCCAAGCGGCCAAGCAACTATTTGAATTCCGGCAACGCTGGCAGGGGCTCAACGACACCGCGCAATTCGCGGGCAATCAATTGATTGACGTGATCGAAAAGGCCACGGAAAAAAGTCAGACCTTCGGGCAGATCATGCAGGGCGTGCTGCGCACGATCACGCGCGAACTGTTGCAAGCGGCCATCACCGGGCAAGGCGCGTTCGCAAAAATCCTTGGCACGGCAAGCGATATTCCCGGCGGCACGGGCGGCCTCGCTGGCGCGATCCTGTCGGCCGTTCCGAAATTCGCGGGCGGCGGTGTGTCGTCCGGCGGGCTGGCGATGGTCGGCGAACGCGGGCCGGAACTGGTTAACCTGTCGCCGGGCGCGCGCGTGATGCCTGCCGATGCCACGCGGCGGCAAGGCGGTGGCGTCACCTTGGCGATCACCAACAACGTCGACGCAACCGGGGCCGATGCCGCCGCCATTGCGCGGCTCGAGCGCGGGTTGGCCGCAAGCAATCGCTCGATTGAAAAGCGCGCGGTCGCCGCCGTTGCCTCGCATGGAATGAGGTTTGGATAATGTCCAAGAGCAACACCTTCGAAAACGATCTTCTGAAATTGATTTTCAACGGCACGCCGATTGCCAACCTTGCCGACAACGCGGCTGGATCGCCGCTGACGAATCTGTTCGTGTCGTTGCACACCGCCGATCCCGGCGATGCCGGAAATCAAACGACGAGCGAAACGGCATACGGTTCCTATGCGCGCGTGGCGGTTCCGCGCACGTCCGGCGGATGGACAGTCGCGACGGCCGGGGCTGTGAGCCCGGTTGGCAACATCGACTTTCCAGCCTGTACGACCGGCACCGCCACCATCACGCATGCTGCCATTGGCACGGCGGTCAGCGGCACCGGAAAAATTCTCTACAGCGGCGCAGTGACGCCGTCGATTGCGGTCTCGGCCGGTGTTACGCCCCGGGTCGGCTTGGCCAGCGTGGTCACTGAGGATTAAATGGCCGCGCTTTATAATCTTGCACGAATGACGACGGCCACCACGGGCACGGGGTCGATCACGCTTGGGTCGGCGGTGTCGGGCTTTCTGACGTTCGCGCAGGCTGGCGTGCAAAGCGGCGACGTCGTTTCCTATGGCATCACCGACGGCGTCAACAGCGAAGTCGGCACCGGCACCGTCACCGGAACCACGCTGACGCGGACCGTCAGCAACTCGACCAATAGCGGCGCGGCCATCACACTTAGCGGATCGGCGCAGGTTTACGTGACTGTGCTCGCCGCCAATGTGCGCGAACGGCTGACAGCGGATCGCGCATACTTTGTCCGAACGGACGGCCTCGATACCAATCACGGTCTAGTCAACGCGGCCGGTGCCGGTGGCGCGTTCCTCACCTTGCAGAAGGCATGGAACACGATTGCCGCGCTCGATGTGGCGGGCTTCACCGTCACCGTTCAGATTGGCGACGGCACCTACACCGGCGGCGTTTTGATTACGTCGTGGTTTGCGGGCGGCGGTCTTGTTGTCTTTCAGGGCAATGCCTCGACCCCCGGTGCGGTCATGCACAGCACGACAAGCGCCAATTGTTGGGACATCAGGGCTGCGGGTGCTGGCGTGTTGCGGCTCAAAGATTTCAAATTGACGACGACCACGCTGGGCGATCACATCGTAATCACCGCGCCCTTGTCGCTGGAATATTCCGGGTTGAATTTTGGCATTGCAGCGGGAGGGCCTAGCGGTTGTCACATCCGGGCATTCCATCCCGGCACAAAGATTGTGTGCCTTGGCAGTTATACAATCAGCGGCTCGGCGTTCGCCCACTTGCTGCTGTGGTATGGGGTCTATGAAAGCGGCCTGCCCGCCACGGTCATCACGCTTTCGGGCTCTCCCACTTGGGGACTCGCATACCTGTTCATTGACAATAATGCCAAGGTGTCTCACGTCGGGCCGACGTTCTCGGGGGCTGCGACGGGAGCGCGCTACAACATCGGCGTGCTGTGCTCGGTCCGCACCAATTTCGCGGGCGACTATTTCCCCGGTAGCGTTGCGGGCGGCTCGATCTTGTCCGGCGGCGGGAGCGTTTATTTATGAGCAGCCCGTTTAATCCGGCCCTTTGGTACTGGAAAGTTTTGGACAGCAGCCCAAGCACGCAGGTGTTTTCCGGCGCGTCCGGTTCATTCGTACCACTGGCAAATACGACGTACACGACTTGGCTCGTCGCTGACGGCGGCAACGTGCCGTCAACATGCGACACGCTCGCCAATCTCTACGCAAGTTTTGACGGTTACAACGCTTCGGCGCGGCCGTTTTATCAAGAGCTGACAGTTACCGGCGACGTTACGCTGACCAATCCGCTGCCGTCGGTGCTGGTAATTAATGGGCCTGTTACACCATTCAAAGTGATTCTACCGCCAATGAACCGGCCGGGTTCGCTGGCGAAAGGCGACGGCCTGATGATCCGAAACGGGGGGCCGGGCGGTGCTGGATCATATCCGTTCAGGGTCTACTACAACGACGGCACCACGATCACATGGTTTACCCCGTCTGGCGGTTACATTGGCGGGTTTCAAGATGTCTATTTTACGTTGACGGACAACACGACCGTCAACGGCACCGTGATCGCCACAAGTTATCTTTCGATAAAAGGTGGCACGGTCGAGGACGCGATTCATGCGTTGAACGGCCTCTATGTCGAGGGGCCTAATCAGGCCGATCTAATTCTGAAAAAGGGCGCTGGCAGCAAGGCGGTCCTGTGGGGAACAACCCTCACGTCCCAAGTAAGATTTGAAATGGCCCTTGCGAGTGACGACGCGGAGAGCACGGGAAACGCGGGCAGCAATTTTTATCTGGCACGGTATGCCGACAACGGCACGACGATGCTTGATAAACCGATAGCCATCACGCGGTCGAATGGCGGCGTGATATTACGGGGCACCAACACCAACGACAGCGCGGCCGCCGGGTTCATCGGCGAATTTCTGGAACACTCGGTTCCTACCGGATCGAAAGTCTCCCTGACCACGACCATACCGGCACAGATCGCAACGCTCACTTTGACGGCGGGCGATTGGGACGTGTGGGGCGTGCTGCAATTCGATGGCGGCGGCACCACGACGATCACCTGTCTTGTAGGATCAATCCACACGACGACGGCGGCGCTCGACTTTACGCAGGGGCGCTACTTCGCAACCCCGATGTTCGGCAATGCCGGGGCTTTGGCGTTCTTGCCGACTCTCAGTCTTTCACCGTCGCGGTTCTCGGTGGCGTCGAGCACGGCAATCTATCTAAACGCCAGCGTGACGTTCGGCGTTGCCGCCTGCCAAGCCTACGGCCGCCTGATGGCGCGGCGGCGGCGTTGATATGCTCGGCGGCGAGGCACTAGGCCGACTCGCGCTCGGCGAAATCTTCGTCGGCGAGATCAATGCGACCGTCTTTGCGGGCAGCGGCACGTTTGAGGCGGTCGGCGAGGCGCTCGTTCCGACCACATTCGCGGCGGCGGGTATTGGCGCATTCGCTGCGCAACCGGCGGGCTCGTCGGCAACGCTGACGGCGGGCGGGTCGGGCGCGTTCAATCCGAGAATGGTCGGCCTGTTCACGCCGATCCCCGGACAGGAACCGCCGCTATTCGACCAACCAAGCGCGGCGGTCGCGTTCCTCGTCAAGTTTTCGTTTGCGTCGGCGGAAAAGAAAATATGGACCGGGTTCGGCAAGCTCATCACGCTCGACGGTCAGGAGTGGGACGGCCTAGGCGAGATCGTCCAACTCGACGGACTGACCAGTGCGTTCGGTCCGCAGGCACCGCCCGGCCGGATCATGGCGTCGGGGGTGTCGGCCGATCTGATCACGCTCGCGCGTAGCGAAACGTCAGAGTTCGTCAATCGGCCGCTGTCGATCTATCTGCAAGGGTTCAACGGTCGCAAGGTGTTCGGTTTGCCAGTGCCGCTCGCGCTGCGGATTATGACGAACATGGAAGTCACGCGCGACGCCGGAACGCGTACCATCGCCGTTAACCACGAGTCGCCCTACGCCGGGCGCAACCGTCCGGCAGCGGCGTGGTACACCGACCGCGACCAGCAAAAGAGATTTCCGGGGGATACGTTTTGCGATCAAACGCCGTTCCTGCTGTTCAAGCGCGAGGTGTGGCCGACGTATTAGAGCGCGACCTGTCGCGCTTTCTGTTCGGGGCGGCCTCGCGGCCGTTCGAGCTTGGCACGCATGACTGCGGGCTGTTGTTGGCGGATTGGGTAAAAGTTAGGCGCGGTGTCGATCCGGCCGAACCGGTTCGCGGCCTCTACCACGACGCTGCAACGCTCGACGCGCTGTTACCATTCGGGGGCTTGCCGCGTTTGTTCGACCGGTTGTTCCTGGCGGCCGGGCTTGTTCGCACCATCGCCCCGGTCGTCGGTGACGTTGCAATGATTACGTTTGTTGAGCAACCGCCGATAGGGGCGATTCGAACCGGGCGCGGGTTCGCGATGCTGGCCCAAGGTCAGGGAGTATGCAGCATTCCTGTGAAATGTGTTCGAACGGTTGCAGCGTGGAAAGTCTGAAATGCCCGCAGCAATCGGAACCTTGATCCTGACGGCGGTTGGTGCGGGCGGGTTCGCGACGACGGCGGTCATTGGCGAGGCGACGGTGGCGAGCATCGTTGGCACCGTCGCGCTGACCGGCGCATCTATCGGCCTGCAATTGGCGCTTGCGCCCAAGCCGCCGGAACCGGGCGAACAGAAAGGCCAACTAACCACGCGGCAACCGGTGCCCGTGCGGCGGCGCTATTACGGGCGCGTCAAGATCGGCGGCGCGCTGATGTTTTCTGAAACACTGGACAACACACGTTATCAAGTGCTCGCGCTCAATCACGGCGAGGTCGCCGACTACGAGCAACACTGGCTCAACGAGATCGTCGCGGTCGTTGTCGCCAATCAAGTCACCAATGCGTTCCTGCAATCCGGCTTTCCGTTGGTCGGCATCATTTGGGAATACGGCACCGAAAGCGATCTTGGGTTCGGCTTTCTGCAAGCGCAGTTCCCCGGCAAGTGGGATGCCGCGCACCGGGGCCTAGGGATCGCAAAGGTTCTCATCACGACCGGACAACCGGCCGACCAGGAAAACTTCACCGCCGTTTATCCTGGCGGATTGCCGCCGCCCTATCGTGCCGTGGTTGCGTCGACCAAGTGTTGGGACTTTCGCAATCCGGGGCAGGATCGCAACAACAAGTTAACGTGGCAGTTCAGCGAAAATCCGGTGCTGCAAATTCTCGACTTTCACCGCCACGCCGACGGCATGGGATTGGCACCGCAGGACGCCGTCTATTTTCCCGACAGCGCAATTCAAGAGGATTGGATACCGGCGGCGCAAGCGTGCGACGAGCTGATGACATTGCAAACCCTGGCGACCGAACCGCGTTACCGCTGCGCGGGCGGCTACGATCTGACCGACCCACCAAAGGATGTATTGGCGCGCATGTTGGCGACCTGTGACGGGCAGCTATACCAACGCCGCGACGGCTCGATTGGCATCCGGGTCGGGCGCATCGTTGCGCCGACGGTCACCATCGGCGACGAACACATTCTAAGTTACAGCGAATTCCGCGCGGGCACGCCGGACT